GGGTTTAGTTTCTTTTTCTGGTTTAATCTCTACAAGAACCGTTCTACCATCCTTGTATGTAATCTTAAGATCCATAAAGTATCTATGATACCTTTTATCTATATCCCAGAAATATGGTATGACTACTTCTTCAGACGACCAATGCTTGACATGTGGATTTTCATCGCACCATTTGAATGCATTACGTTCCCACATTGATCTATAAACTACATTATCAACATCACCTTTATACTTACTACGATGTTTGACTTTGTATTTCCCAGAATAAGCCATAAATACCTTATAAATAATCTTAAGATTTTTCTATATTTATTAGGATAGAACATGACACTTAGATTCGGCTTAACTGAACCAATTTATAGGTATAATTTTCCTCTTACAGATCAAGATGATTATAAGGGCAGAATTACATTTACTGCTATAGAAACAAAATACGAAAATTTGATAAAAAGAACATCTGACTTTATTTCTACAGAAAGTTCTAATTCTGGATCTCCAGGATTTAGGGATGGGCCTGTATCAGTTACTCCTGCCAGAAAACCTGTATCTAGACCTGTTGGTCAAGTTAGATTGTATCTACCACCATCTTTAACTTTCAACGATGGTATTGATTACACAAACGCTGATTTAGGTGCATTAGGTGCAGGTGTTGCTGCTGGAATTCAAAGTGGGAAGAATGCAGGACAATTAGCAAAAGATGCTATAAATGGATTATATGAAAATACTACTTCTCTTGTTGATGCTATAAAAAGCGATCAATTTGGTGAAACAGCACAATTAGCTGTATTAAGAACTATTGGTAAAGCTAGTAATACTGTAAGAGGGGCCGTTGAGGTATCTACAGGACTAACACTAAACCCAAATAGAAGATCTACACTACGTGGCGTTTCAATTAGAAAATTTACTTTTAATTTTAACCTAATACCAGAGACGTATAAAGAAGCTGAAATGATTAAAGAAATCATATTTTTCTTTAGGGAACAGATGTATCCTGATGACGTACAAATAGGTGATGGATCTGGAATTAATGTGGGTTATAGATTTCCAAATAAATTTAGAATTAATATGACATATGACGGCAAACCAATTGCTACTAGAATCTTAGATTGTTTTTTAGATGGATTTAATACTAATTATAATCCTAATAGTATGTCTTTCCACGAAGATGGTAATTTCCCAGAAGTTAATATTGCGCTATCATTTATAGAAGAAAGAACATTACGCAAAAAAGATATCAGGGAAGGTTTTTAAAATGGCATTTTTTACTAATTTTCCAGTTTTAAGTTATAAATTTGGTGATGAAATTTTGCCAAGTGACTTTCAAAACCTGACAATTTATATTGATTTAATAGATCAGATTGCAGATGATGCAAACTTCTATGAATTATACACAATTATAGATGGCGAAAGACCTGATGTGTTATCATATAAACTATATGGAACAACTGATCTATATTGGACGTTTTATCTTTTAAATGAAAAAATAAGAAGACAAGGTTGGCCTTTAACATTCCAAGAAATCTATAATAATAGATCTCTTTATTATCCACATAAAGTAATAAAAACAGAAGACACTTTTTTTGATAGAATGGATGTAGGTGATACTGTAATTCAGGGGTCATATAGTTCTCCCACAGCTATTGGTACGGTCGTAAAAAAAGATTATGACCATGGACAAATATTTGTAAGACCAGATAAAGAAGTAAGGTCAATTAATGTTACAAATGGAGGAAGTGGTTATACTGGATCTCCAACTATAACAATATACGACGAGCATGGAGAAAAACACGATCAAGCTATTACAAATGCAAGTGCATCTGCTACAATTACAAATGGTGTTATTACTGCATTAAATGTAATTAGTGGCGGTAAGGGATATCAACATGCGCCTACTATAACAATATCTGAACCTCAAGTTATTGATTGGGATGAGGTGGCTAAAAAAATAGAATTAGTCATAACTGGTAGGAGTGAAACATATCAAAACATTCTTAAATTTGTAAAAGATTTAAAAACTACAGGTGCTGATGATTCAGGTATACAAAAAGAAGCTATTAGAAAATGGGACTGGGACACTGTCCAAAAAGCCTATCAATATGAAATAGATAATGAGACAATAGGATATACAACAGATGTATATACTGATCTTTTAACAGAAACCTTTAACGGTTATAAGAGAGGCGATATTGCCAAAAAGGGTGAAATAACACAGGCAGATGCTGATATTATCCGCAGTTTTGCTAATAATCCAAACGGCGTGTTACCTGATTATAAGAGAAGAATCATTGATGGTTTAAAAAGACCTATACTAAACGATTATACTAGTTATCCATTATGGGTACCTCATAGTGATAGTGGTGTTACGGCTACAGCAACTCCAGTTCTTTCAAGTTCTACATTTACAAATAAACCATTAGCTAGTCATTCAGGTGTTTCTGATTGGCGTAACTTTGATCCTGCAGAAATAAAGACTATTAGTACTATTAGTGTAGTAGATCAATATAATGCTGTTCATCATTATGAAGATGGTAACGGTAATTGGGTAGATATTGATCCTACTGATGTATCTTCAGCAGCCTCATATACACCTGTTACATATTTTGAAAGATTGCAGTCACAAAATGATGATCTCAAAATTATTAAAATATTAAAGCCTGATGTAGCACAACAAATTTATTCTGAATATCAGCGCCTTTTGAGAGATAATAATGTCAACTAATAATGTAATTTCACCTGAAGATTTTAGATTAAACAAAGTTTATATAACCGCAGATAGATTCTCTCGCGGGAAAACAATCGATGTTACTAATATCACTATAGAATTTAATATTTATGAAAACATAAATTTACCATACTTGACAGGTTCTATCAGTTTTTTAGATGATAGCGGTTTATTTGATGTTGCTGACTTTCAGGGAACTGAAGCTGTTACCATAGTTGTTTCACTTCCAGACCAACCAGATAATAACATAACTAAAACATTTATTTTAAATAGTATAGAAAAAACTCAACAGACAAATGATAGGTCAGCGGTTTTGATTTTTTCTATGGTGGAAGATGTTTTATTTCATAATAATGTACAAGCTGTAAGTAAAACTTATGATGGCACAGGCGAAGAAATAATTGAAAAGATTATAAATGATAAGCTTAATAAGAAATTATACAAGGGTGAGCAGACCTTTACTAATTCATTTCAAAGCGCCTTTAGAATTATAAGTCCATATTTAAGTCCGTTTGAGATAATAAAAATGGCTTTAAATAAAATGACTACTGAAAATGGCAGTCCATATTTTCTATACTCTACGATTTACAGTAATGACTTAATTTTAGCTGATTTAGATACTATACTCAAATCGCCTTCATTTAATAAATTGCCTTATACCTATTCACAATCTAATAGCAATGATAAAAATAATGATCCTGTAACTGCAGCAAGGTCGATTTATGATATTAGTCTAGTTAATCAAGAAGACACTATGATGTTAAGTGAATTAGGAATTATCAATTCATTTTTTGAAGCATATGATATTAGTAATGGAGATGTTTATAGCACCGACTTTAATTTAAGTCAGCTTTATGATAAGTTGTATTCAACAGGAATTATAGACCCAAATCTTTCAACACGATTAATCGATTATAGTTTTATTCCAGATCAAACAAAAACCGATAATAGAGGTTTAGGTGACTATAGATCAAAACGATTTAGTTTAGCAGTTGGAGCTAATACTTATCCTCTTGAATCTCAAATTAATAACTGGACTTCAGAAACTGATATATTCAGTTATATTTTGCGAATGAATAGTTATGCTCTCAAAACCTTACTATTGAAAAATCAAGTTAAGCTATATGTACCAGGTATGAATTTTACGCATGGTGACAAGATTACATCTGTTGGCAAAAACATAGACATATTATCTTATAAAACAAATGTGAGCATCAATATAGATAGGATGGAAAGAGATCATAAGAAATCAGGTAAGTTTTTAATTACCTCAAAAAGACATGTTTTTAATGCTACTGAATTTAAACATAATGTTTCTCTGACTTGTTCTAGAATTTCTAATGAGAGGCCTGCCAAGTGAACTTACTCGATTATCCTTTTTATGGGGATCAGTTTAGATGGTTCCTAGGGAAAGTAATTAATAATAACGATCCTGATATGCTTGGCAGAGTTCAAGTAAGAATATCTGGCATTCATAGTAATAATCAGACTGACATTCCTGAACATACACTTCCATGGGCATCAGTATTAAATCCTGGAACAGAGGGTGGTACTTCAGGTATCGGGAAGATTCCACAAATTTTACCAGGTGCTACAGTGTTTGGTATCTTTATAGATGGTAAACACTCACAAGTTCCATTAGTATTAGGATCAATTAATACGATTGAACGTCCTAGTTCAATTCAATCAGAACAATCAAATATTGATACAAGAAATACAGGATCTGATGGAGCTGTTGTAAGAAATGAAGTCTTAAATTCGACTAATAACAATTACAACGTTAATGAGAGAAGATTAGTAGCTATGATATTTTTTACAGACAATGGCTATACCGCTTCTCAAGCTGCAGGCATTGTTGGCAATTTAGAAGCGGAATCTAATTTTAATAGCACAGTTGTTTCGGCTGTAGCTAATGAAAGCTCACAAGGTATAGCTCAATGGAATCCGGCTAAAGCAGCTGGTAATAGATTAAGTAAGTTAAAGGCATATGCACAAAATACAAATAGAAATTGGAGAGACTACGACCTTCAATTGCAATTTGTCTTGCATGAACTTAAAGGCCGGCCGAGAAATAATGACGGCGGGGGAAGTTTTTCTAATGTGAATAATAAATTAATTAAGTGTACTAAATTTGACGGTGGTGTTGTACAAAACAATTCGACGTGGATTATTTGCAAATATTATGAAATACCTGTAGACGCTGAAGGAAAATTAAGGCAAAGAGAAAATTATGCTAGAATTGCTTATAATCAATTTGTAAGTTCAGGGAGCGTGTAATATGGCTTTTTTGAGTGTCCAGAATGTAGTTGATAAATTAAATAATTTTACTAGAACATCAAACTTTAGTGGATCATTATCTGATTCACGTAGATTATTTGAACAGAATTTAGTTGCTAATACAAGTAAGTTTGGTAATACATTAAATCAAGAAGTTGCTGGATTTGTAAGCCTAACTAATAGTCTAGATGATATAGTTCCAGTAATTGATTATTCGATTCCTGATCAAAGTAGTGGCAATCTAGATATTGTTCAACTTACTGATGGCTTTCCAGGAGTCAAAAACAAATTAGTACAAGTACTAGGAGGACTAACTTCTGATTTAGATTTGATAACCGGTGGATCCAATGTAGAATCTTTATTAAATATTAATATCACAAGTGGCATACCACAAGCTATAGGACAAAACTTAGCAAGTTTAGGAGTGTCAAACGGTGTTATAAAGGATGTAGTAGGAAACCTACAAAATTTAGAAAATGATTTGTTTGAAAAAATAGAAACATCTGCAAATGATATTTTGGGTAGTATATTAGGACCTGTCATAAATGTTTCTAACAGTATCAATAGTCTTAAAAATCAAGTATTTGATGAATTTAGTGCGTTAGCTGGTGGAATATTAGATGAAGTAGACCAGGGATTTACTTCAGTTATAGAAAATGTTGCTGAACAAATAACTGGTAATGGTAAAGAAATTATTAGAAATACTATTACTGCCAATGGTGGCATTTTACCAGACGCCCAAACAATATCACTAGCTTTGAAATATGTAGGCCAAGGTAATAAAGAAGCAGCAGCAGAAGTTATTAGACAATCAATACCGAATATAAGGCTAGATGTTATTTTATCGGACTTAAACACAATTGACCTTAGAATTTCATCTAATCAGAATAGATTATCTACACCTGGTGTAAGTACTTCGGTAACAAATTTAGCTGGATATGGAAATAACTGGGATGGATCTAACACAAAAGTAAAATCAGCAAAGTCTAGATCATCTACTGGTCATGCGTTCACTAATATTGCTACCCATGAAGAATTAGAGATAGAGCTTAAGAGTGTAAAAAGAGAAATAACAGAAATTATTACTCATTGGACAGAAACGCATACTAACCAAGATATAGGCGCTGAAGAAATACAAAGAAGTAGTGGTAATATTCCTTATCATTATTTGATAAGAAGAAATGGTTCTTTACAAAGAGGCCTTCCTGTAGATTTGGTGGGTGGATCTTTAGCTAATGGTCACGAAAAGTATGCCATTCAAATTGCATTCGTCGGAGGAGTTAACTCACCAACTGGCATTGAAAACATTGAACGGTTTTTCTCAGCCGATTCATTAACAAGAAAACAAATGTCAACTTATCAAGAGTTTTTAAGAATTTCTTATTTAGCTTGGCCTGGTGTACAAGTTATGGGACATAATGATATTGATAGAACACAACAAGATCCAGGGTTTGATGTTGTTAACTTTACAGAATTAAATTTCGGTAAAACAATAATATTTAAAGATCCTTCTTCTACTGGACCTTATTCTAGAACAGAATTGATTAAAACAAGGATACCTTATTAATGACTGGCGTAAATGATACCCGAGAACAAAGGATAGCTGACTCTAAGGGTAGAGAGATTTCACAAGGCGTAAACCGTGATGGTAATCAAGATCCACGTGGAGAGTTTCCTTCTCCCCAATATTGGAACTCACCTAATACTAACTATGCCGCTACAGGCAATGTAACTAATGAGCTTTATGTTGGCGGTGGTGATAAAGAAGTTGATTTAGGTTTAGCTGATAAGAAAGCATCACAGTATCCATATAATCAGGTCTCTGAAACTATTTCAGGACATGTAATTGAGGTTGATGATACTCCAGGTGGCGAAAGAATTCTTATTAAGCACAGAACAGGAGCTGGTGTAGAATTAAGACAAGACGGTACAGTTCTAGTAGCATCTACAAAAAACAAAATTGAAGTAACCGGAGACGATCATAATGTCATTGTTGAAGGTGATGGCAATATGGTTTATAAAGGCAATTTAAATATCCAAGTAACTGGTGAATTTAATGTAGAATGTACTGACTTTAACATTAAAACAAATGGTAATATGAATACTAATGTCGTAGGATCTCAAAGAACTACAGTTGGTGAAACTAAATCAGATACTGTTCGTGGTGGCTTATCACAAACTGTAACTCAGCAGGTTACTAACACATATTTGGGTGGATTATCTACAAATGTCAAAGGTACATTAAGTCATAATGTTGAAGGACCAGCTAATTATGTTTCAAGTGAAAATACTATTATGACATCTGAAACTAAACTTAATATGTCATCTCCTGATGTAAACCTGGCCGCTGAAAATTTATCTGTGTTTGGAGACCAAGGTACAATTGGCGGTGAAAACATTATTATGTACAACTATAACATGCATACGGGTCATTCAATTTATTCTGAAACAGTTACAACTAATCTTGTATATGGCGATTTAAAAGGTACTGCAGAAAAAGCAATAACCTCTGATGTAACTAACTCACAAAATTATGCTGACCCTGATCCAGGTGGAGGGACAGGCTCTGCAGCTGGATATACAATTGACACAACTGCAGAGGACACAAAAGCTACAGCGCTTCCAACAGGTGCATTGCTTGATGGTTATTTAAATCGTGGGGATGGTGGTGTTCGTAAGATTAAAATTGATGAAGGTGACTGGATTAAGAATCAGATTGATAAGACGGTTGCATACGATGGTATTTCTTCAACCCCTGTCTCACCAACTGTTGCTAGATCTAAGTTAAGAGACCCTTCAAATCAAAATAATAAAACCTTTGTCTCACAAGCAACTGCTGAAGGCAATATATCACCAAACTGGAACAGGCCAACACCTGTTGGAATAGGTAGAACTGTATCTGGTGGATCAACCCCTAAATTTGGACAACAAATTTTCGGAAATGCTAGAGCTTCAGATGGTGCAAATCTATTCTTGCCTAGAAGTTTAAACGTACAGCTTGTGCCAGATCCCAGATTTAATCCTAATTTTAGAAATGAAATTACAGCTAAAACTAAGTTGAGTGAAGGTGTTTCTATATCAAAATTCATGGGTTCAAAGGGTGATCCCACAAATCTTAGTTTTATTCGTGATTTAGAGCAACGTAAACAGCTAGCTAGAAATTTATATGCTCATGCTGAATATGTCATGAAGTCTGTATCAACAAATAAAGGTGATTTTAAAGATTTACGATTGATAGTTGCTGAGGGTGTATACAGACCTGGTCCTAGTGAAAAAATAACACCTGGTAGCATTAATGACTTAAAGCTAAAGGGACAAGCGATTGTTTATGAATTAGTTGATAACAAGGGTAAAATAGACGCTGCTAAAACATTTGACCTAGCTGAATATTGGAAAGACGCTATTTATTTTGACAAATTAATTTTAGACTATGATGAAATTGATCCGAATGAGGATCTAAACGCACAGATTATTGTAGTAATGCCAGAAATAACAGATGACTTTTCTGCTACGTTTAATAGAAAGGTTGAAACATTTTATAATGGTAAAAAACTAGCGGATGCTGAATTAGTCGAGGCATTAACATATCCAGTTACATCTGTTCAAAGTACGATTAATATTCCATTAGATTCTGGTGGGAGATATGGTATTAATTTGTCTACAAGGTTTAAACCAATTATTGACACTTTAAATGGTACTTCTCCTAACCTAAGACCAGGCGCTTTAGAAAATATGAAGAGTATGCTTGAAAACGAATATACAAAAATGCAAGAATATTATGGTGGTAGACTTTATATTAATGACGCGCTAGCTAAAGCTGGAACAAGTAGAACAGCTTCCACTCCGGCATCACAGCACTTTTTTGGTAGGGCACTAGACATCGATATTTCTGGAATGACAGATTATCAAAAAATAAAACTAGCAAAGTCAGCAATGAAAGCTGGATTCAGAGGTTTTGGATTTGGTAATACAATTCTTCATGTCGATTTAGGATCAAGCCGTGGTTGGGGATACAACAATAGAATGTGGGCTGGTAAACCGGTCGGCGAGTTAATAAGAGATAACAAAGGAAATGTGATAGACATCACTAGTTATTGGAACAGATGGGCTAGAAGATTATCACCAGAATTTGTTTAATCAAATAACGTATATAAATAAAAGTAAAAGATTTTAAACATGGCAACAACAAGAGTTTTATCTAGGGAAGACGGAAATCTATCTAGTAGTATTCTTACTAGTAGAGACAAGAACTATACCGATATAGATCTATTATTTTCTGCTAAGCCTAATGGTGAAATTTATACTAAAAGAGACGCGGCTGCCGTAAAGCAGTCCATCAAAACTTTAGTACAAACTAATCATTTCGAAAAACCTTTTTTGCCATTCTTTGGTGGTAACATTAGATCATTATTGTTTGAATTAGTTGATGAAGAAGATCCAACAGAAATTATCGATAATATAAGAGATACCGTCGAGGTATATGAACCACGAGCTAGAATAATTGATATTAAGGTTTCACTAAAACCTGATAACAATTCAATAGATTTAACAATTGAATTTCAAACAGTAAGTACAGAAGAAACCGTAGTATTTACAACAGTAGTATCAAGGCTGAGATAACATGGCAACAACTATTAGATCATCCGCATTAGATTTTAATAATATAAAAAACAATCTAAAAACCTTCTTAGCGGCAAAAGAAGAGTTTAGAGATTATAATTTTGAGGCATCTGGTTTATCTAATATTTTAGATGTGCTAGCGCATAATACTCATATTAATGCATTGATTGCTAACTTTGCTTTAAACGAATCTTATTTAGGTACAGCACAATTAAGAAGTTCTGTTGTATCATTAGCTGAAGGTTTGGGTTATGTGCCAGATACTGATACAGCTTCACAGGCTGTGGTTAATGTAAGCTTTACTACATCACAAGCAGGTCGTGATACGGTTATTCAATTACCAGCAAAAACAACCTTTACATCTTCGGTTGATGATATTACATACACATTCCAAACTATTGAAGATTTTTATGCTACTGATGATGGAACAGGATTCTATGAGTTTGTAACTAGTAACGGTTCAAATGAACTTAGATTGTATGAAGGTACTCAGAGAACTAAGACATTCTTAGTTGGTGAATATGAAGATAACCCAACATATGTTATTCCAGACACAAGCATTGATGCTGATACTGTAACAGTTTCAATCTATGAAAGCTTAACTAGTACGGCTGCTACAGTTTATACAAACATCATCGATGCTACTACTATCGATGCAAACTCAACAATCTTTATTTTGAAGGAATCTCCAAACGGATTCTTTGAGCTTTCATTTGGTGATGGCGAAACATTTGGTATTGCTCCTTCTGCAGGTAGTAAAATCGTAGTTGATTACTTATCGACTAAGGGTGCACCAGCTAATGGAGCCACTGTATTTACGCCATCTAGTACATTTACTGGAGGTAATGTAACAGAAGTCAATTTATCTGTTACAACAGTTACAAATTCTGTTGGTGGTGATACAAAAGAATCTTTAGAATCAATACGTAAAAACGCACCATTCCAATATGCTTCTCAAAACAGAATGGTCACAGCGGCTGACTATTCATCTCTTATTCTTCGTAATTACTCAACACTTATTAAAGATATTAAAGCTTGGGGTGGTGAAGATAATATTGATCCAGAATTTGGTGCTGTTTATGTTTCAATAGATTTTGAAGATGATGTTACTGAGTTAACACAAGCCAATACAAAACAAGGTATATTACAACTCGCAGAAGATCTAGCTATTATATCTTTTAGACTAAGATTTGCTGATCCAGTAATTACGTATGTTGAAGTTCAAAACTATTTCCAGTTTAACCCAAGACTAACATCACTAACAATAAATTCAGTTCAATCAAATGTATTACAAATTATAAATGATTATTTTGCCGAAAACACTGGTGGATTTGATAAAGCATTTAGAAGATCGAATCTTTTGACACTTATTGATGAATCTAATCCAGCTATTCTTTCCTCTAGAGCTGATGTAAAGATGCAACAAAGATTCTATCCTAGTTCAGTAACTGCTACTGATACTATAAACAATCTTACAAACTTTACTATACCAGATACTCCGCTTAATGAAGCTATAACATTCTTAGCTACAAATGATTATAAGTCAGCGGCTAATATAGTTGTAGATTATGCAACATCACAGTCGTATAGTAGTGTTTTAACAGCTCTGAGAACAATTAGTAATACATCGACTTATAATTTTACATTCCCTACTGCTATTGCAGCTGCTGATGATACAGTAAAAATTGTGACTAGTTCTACATTCTCATATAGACCACCAGCATCAAGTGGTATCACTTCAGCAACAGCTATTGATTGTATCATTACAAATAAGCTAAATTCAACTGTATTGCAAATTGAATCTACAGCTGGCGATGTGATTATTGATAACATTGGATCTTATGCTCCAGCTACAGGTAAAGTTACATTAACTAATTTTACACCTGAAGCAGTTTTAGGTGGTAGAGATTATATAAAAATTTCAGTGACACCAGCTAATCAAAGTGCATTAGTACCGACTAGAAACAATATCTTAGAATACGATAGAGAAACATCTGCAGCTAGAGGCGTTTTAACGACAGCGACTAATTAATGGCTTTTTATTACGATAAAACAAACACAGATATTCGCCGCAGAGATATTAACCTGCAAAAGGCATCTATTGAAAGTGTTCTTCCTGAGCATTTTCTAGAACAGTATCCAAAACTAATAGAGCTGTTTAAAGCGTATTATGAGTTTTTAGAAGACGAGGATCAGCCTGGTAAACAAATCAATGAAATGTATAAAAACAGAGATATTGCTCAAGTAGATGCAGATCTTTTACAATACATTGAAGACGAGTTGTTGTTAGGTCAAGCTTACTTTGGTGGGTTTATTAACAAACGTGAGGCCTCAAAGTTTTCTAATATTCTATATAGATCTAAAGGAACACGTTATAGTATTCAGCAATTCTTTAGAGCATTTTTTGGAACAGATCCAGAAGTTGTATATACAAAAGAAAATGTTTTCAGAGTGGGTCCTATTGTTGATGATAATATATCGACTTCAAATGATAATGGTTCTCAAGTAGTAGAACAAGCTTCAATAATTGGTGCTGAATCACAGCGTTATTTGACTGATGATAAGCTATATCAAACTCTAGCAATTCTGATTAAAACAGATATACCTATTAATGTTTGGAGAGAAGTTTATAAACTTTTCGTTCACCCGGCTGGTATGTATCTAGGTGGTCAAATTGTAATATCTAGCACTAATGCTACAGCTATTGATACTCTGATGCCTGAAGTTGCTGCAGCTGATGCTCTTGAAAACGCAATTGTTGTGGCTGGAGTGGCTGATGCTGGAATTGGTAATATGCCAGTTGCATCTGTGACTGGTCTAGAGGATAGCGCAGGTGAAGATTATAGAACAGATCTTATCACTACAATTGAAACAATCGGTGACCTAACGTTTGAAGAATTCGAAGCTAGATATGCTACTATTAGTCAGTCTACCTCACCGTCTAAACCGACAATGGATGATAGTACAGGTGATGGTGGTTCAGTTAGATTCTCTGATTCTACTGGCAATGAAACATTTGACCAATCTTGGTTTGATTCTATTGGTACTTTCTAAAACTAATATAAATACAAATAAGTTATTTTAAGGGAACACTATGGCACGTCAAATTATTAATACTGGTACAACGGCAAATGATAACACCGGTGATACACTACGTGTAGCGGGTACCAAAATCAATGAAAACTTTGTTGAGCTATATACTCAGCTTGGTGGTGGTGATTCTGGCGGATCATTGACTTCAGCTGTACGTTTGATAGATAGCGGTCTAGAATATATTGGTGTAACTAATAACACAGTTTTAGGTAATATTGAAGGCTCTGAAAAACTTACAATCTTATTGCCAGATTCAAGTGGAACTGTTATTGTTGATAGTGCCGAACAAAATATGTATAACAAGCATTTGTATAATACAAAAATTGATGGTGATTTAAGACTGCATGGTACTTCTGGTACAGGTTATTATAAAGTAAATTATGAGGGCACAGTTCCTTCTGGTGATAGAAATATAAACTTACCTGCATTAGCTGATAGCGACACTTTAGTATTTGAGGATCATACTCAAACAATAACAAATAAAACATTAAATAGTGCAACTTTAAATTCACCATCCATTAATACAGCAATACTAGATATTAATGGTGCCGAATCTATAAAAATTACAGCTACAGGTTCAGCAGCCAATGAAATTACGGTTGCTAATGCTGCAGCCGGAAACAATCCAACTATATCAGCTTCTGGTACAGATACAAACATTGGTCTTAATATTGATCCTAAAGGAACTGGAGCAATACTATTAGGTAAGGTAGCTTACTCTAGTAAACAAATGGGTGTAGCAGATAGTGATATGTCAGAGCATACATTTATTGTATTTAATCCTACTGGTGCATCAAACTATACAATTGAGGACGGAACAATCAACGGTGAGTTGAAAATACTTTTGAACAGAGGCTCTGCAAACGCAACGATTTCTTCAGGAAATCTTGCTTTTGGTTCTTCATTTACCATGGCTCCAAACGCTATGGCTCAAATGATTTGGGAAAACGTTGAAACTAATTGGCATTTGTTAGGAACAGACTCAGCCTCTCCTAATATAACAATAACATAACGAGATAAAAAATGGTAGCAATTATTACAGATAAATTAAAGGGCCAACTAGTTAAGTCTATGTTATCAGAATATGATAACGGGACTAATAGATATTTTATTGGCTTAGGCGCGTCTGAAGCATGGGATAGTAGTGACACACCACCTACTCCAACAAATACTGAAAGAACAGAGCGTCAATTAAGATATAAATTGCAGGCTGTTAAAGGTGTATTAGATGCATCATTGGTTGTTACTCGTTACAACTGGTCATCAGGTACAATTTATCAACAGTTTAATGATAATTCATCAGGTCAGGCTACTCGTTACTATGTTATTACAGATGAAAATAAAGTTTATGTTTGTATTAGACAGGGTAAAGATACGAATGGTAATGCTGTAATTTCAACAGTTCAACCAACAAGTACATCAGCAACGGCTTTGACTGAACTTGCAGATGGTTATGTTTGGAAATATCTTTATACAGTTGCTGCTCAAGATGCTACAAGATTCTTGACCGCTAACTATATGCCGGTTAAATTTGTAGATTCAGCTACAAGCGGTGACACATATTACTCTCAATATTTGGTTAAAGAAGCAGCAAAAGCTGGCCAGATTATCGGATATAGAGTAACAAACGCTGGTTCAGGTTATACTACACCAGGTACATTGAATGTGACAATAACAGGTAATGGTACAGGTGCTCATGCAAGAGCCGTTATTACTTCTTCAAACACAATTGGTGCTATAGAGGTAGATGAGAGTGCTGGCGGTTTCCCATTCGGAATTAATTATGATTATGCTGATGTTTCTATTACAGGTGGCGGTGGAGCAGGCGCTAAAGCTGTACCAGTTTTTGGTCCGCCTGAAGGTATTGGATATGACCCAACCGAAACTTTAAGAGCACGTGCCATTAACTTTAATATCTTGGCTGACGGTACAGAAGAAGGTGTATTCACTACAGGTAATGACTTTAGGCAATTGTGTATGCTAAGAGATATTACACAGTACGATTCTACTGCTGCTTTCACTGCTGTGAGAGGTCTAGCTCTTAAACAAATGACATTATCTGCAGCAGATGATTTTGCAGCAGATCAGTTGATTACTGGTGGAACAACTGGCGCTAAAGCTTATATTGACTATTATGATGACTCTAATACTATTTGGTATCACCAAACTGAAACAACCGGATTTACTGCGTTCCAGGATGGAGAGGTAGTTACCACAACAACTGCAACCGCTAATAGAACTGCTGATTCTGCTGGTAAAAATCCAGACTTTGATCCGTTCAGCGGTGATTTACTCTATATAGATAATAGAAACCTTTCTGTTACACGATCAGCTGATCAAACAGAAGATGTAAAAGTTATTATTCAACTTTAAGGATAGATTATGACTAGTCAGGTAATAAAATCAACATTTGCTAGCACATACAATGATGACTATAGGGATAGTGATAACTATCATAGAATATTGTTTAATAGCGGTAGAGCTCTACAAGCAAGAGAGCTAACGCAACTTCAAACAATCATTCAAAGTGAAGTAGAACGTCTAGGCAAATATCTATTTAAAGAAAGTTCTATTATTACCGGCAATTTGGGTTCAGCTCAAATGCGTGGGTCTGCTATTTTCTTTGCAAAGTTAAATACATCAGTTAATTCACTACCATCTAATTATGCAGAGCTAAATGGCGCATATTTTACCAATGCTGCTGGTCTTAAAGGCATTGTGAAAAAAATTATTCCTGCAGAGAATAGTGATCCTGCAACTATTCTATATTCTATCGTAGATGGTGCTGATGAAGAAAGAGCTGCAGATTCAACCTTATCATCAAACTTCCAATCGGGTGATAATATTACAATTGGCTCTGTCACATTAAGTATCCAAACAATTAATACAGTTGCAAATCCAGCGTTGGGTCGCGCTTCAATTATTGATGTACCTGAGACTGAAACATTTACTGCAGGCCATTTTGTATTTACGCCAGCACAAACCTTAGTAATTGACAAATACACATCTACGCCAACTGATACACTAGTTTATAAAGTAACAGAAGATATCATCACAGCTTCTGATGATCAAGCCCTATATGACAATGCTGGATCAACCCCTAATTTGACATCTCCAGGTGCAGATCGTTATAGAATTAGATTAACATTAGATCTATTAAGTAATATTTCAGGAAATACAACTTACATACCTCTTATTAATATTAAAAATGGTATAACTGAGCCTTTACAATTCCCTGATTCTATTCTAAATGAATTGGGCGATTTGATAGCTCAAAGAACTTATGACATGCATGGTGATTTTGTTGTAAATGATCCGTTAAACAGATTCCAATTAAGCGTAGAAGCTGATAGTGATGATGATTATTTAAATTATAGAATTAATCCTGGTACTGCTTTCATAGGTGGATACAGATTTGAAAGAGAACAAACTACAACAATTCGTGTCAAAAAACCTAGAACTGCAGGAACTGACATTTACTCAGTGACAAATGAAAACGTTACAGCTGAATATGGTAACTACTTTTTAGCCGATTCTGCGTATGGTCTTTTAGATAAAACAGATAATTTAAATACAATTAATCTATATGACAAAAAGCATAAAGCTGCCTCTTCAACTGTTCTTGGTACGGCTCGTATTAAAAACATTGAAAAGAATGCTCAAAACAATTATAAGTTTTATATGTTTGATATTACTATGGATTCTAATGGATCTGGAATACTTTATGACATTGCTGATACAAAATCCATTGGTGAAGATTCGTCAAACTACGCTAACTTATTAGGAACCGAAAATAAAGTACAACTTTTAGATCCTGGTGCAAATACTAATTTATTCAAATTACCGTTTGCAAGAACGCAAGAATTAGCTGGTACAATTAACTTAACAGTTAAAGATGTTTATACTGCTACAACTAATGGAGCGGGTGAAGCAGTATTTAATACAGCGGCCGCCGATGAAGATTTTGCAGATGAAAGTGAATGGTTACTTTCATACGATAGTGATGGTGAAATTCTATCTACTTTTAATATAGCATCTGGTGGAGCAGGTAATACATCTGTTACTATTGATGGTTTGAATGCGTCTAAAGGTGTTAAATTATTGTGCTATGTAAACACATCTGCTACTATTATACCTAAATCAGAATTAACAAAAACTGAATCTTTATCTATTGTTAATAATGTTTTAACTCTTACCGAACCAGATTTTACTTTATTAACGAGTGTAGTTGATGATAATACTAGTGAAGATATTACTTACAAATTTACTATAAGCCAAGGGTCAAATGATAATGGTAATTTCTATCAGCCTACTAAGCTGAAATTATCTGGTGGATTTACTGCCCCGTCTGGTACAGTAACTGTAGTATACAAATATTTGTCCTCATCAGCTTCTGGTGATTTTTATGGTGTGAATTCATATAACTCTATTTCTTATAGTTCTATTCCCAGAGTAGGAAGAGCATCAGGTGCGACAAGTTTAGCTGATGTATTAGATTTTAGATCTGTTAAAAATTCTAGTGGTGGATGGGATAGAATTGTAAGAGTACCAAGGAATAGAGACATAGTTACTATTGGTACAGCTAACTATTTTTCTGGTAGAAGTGACCTAATTTATATGAATAGTAAAGGCTTTATCGATAAAAAATTAGGTAATGCCGGAACAAAACCTGTAAAAAGACCAGAATTAATACCATACACGCTGCCATTGCACTATGTTGATTTAGCAGCTTATACATACAATGTTGATGATTTAACTAGGGTTGGTATTAATCAATCTAGTTATAAAATGTCTGATATTAGAAGATTAGAGAATAGAATTAACAATGTTGAGTATTTGACTTCTTTAACAATTAGTGAATTGAATTTAAGCTCATTGAGCGTTATAGATGAAAATGGTTTAGAAAGAACTAAAGTTGGTATTTTCGCTGATAACTTTAGAGAGCAGGATAAATCTTTAGTTGCTGAAAATTTTGATTATAGAGCAGCAGCGCAAAAATCAGCTGGTTTATTAAGACCCCGTGCTTTGAAAAAACAGCTGGAAATGTACTATGATTCAGATCAATCTAGTGGTGTTGTTAGAAAAGGTGCTACTGTATGGCCAAAATATGATGAAGAAGTGTTTATTTCACAGACAATAGCAAGTAATCCAATAAATGTCAATCAAACACAATTGAGTGTATTTAATGGTTCACTGCAACTTACGCCTGATGGCGATACTTGGACTGAAGAAAGAACCCTCGACGGAAATAATGAAACAATAGCTATTCATGGGGATTTATCACAATATGATGAATCACCAAAAGAATATTAAGGGAGTAGCCTATGGGTTATGTAACACGAACAGGAACTGAAACGTACACTTATTATGTGACAAAATCAAGACGTGTTTTCACTGGCTTTGAAGATGCAACTAGGGCTAGAGCCAAGTTTATTTTCTTTAAGTGTGAGGGATTAACGCCAAACACAAGACATTTCTTTTTCTTTGATAATAAAAATGTGACTAATTATGTTAGTACTGACTCAGTAAACGCACCTGATGATTATTACACATTACCAAGAAATAGCCCAAAAAGAAGTCCAGGTAAAAGATTTGCATCCGAGACTGGCTTCCCGACAGAATTTGGTGGTCCAACGTCTGAAATTTATTCAGATGATGAAGGTAAAATTGAAGGTCTATTTTATTTACAAAGTAATAATAACTTTTATTTCCCAACAGGAACCAGAACATTTACTGCTATAGACATTAGTGTTTTAGATTTAGATAATGCAATTTCTAAATCACAGCAACAGTTTATTATTGACGGTGGTATTGAACGCTATAAAATGGAATATTATTCAGTTAGAAGAACTGGTACTAGAAGTTATACATACCAAGAATATGTACCAGATCCACCCGATCCACCTGTTGGGGGTGGCGAAACTGGTACTGGAGGATCAGGTACCATAGTTTGCCATGGACCTGGATCTGGAGCAGAATGTTTCATTGCTGGAACACAAATTTCTATGTACGATGGTACTTATAAAAACATAGAAGATATTGCAGTTGGCGATGAAGTAATAGGATGGGATGCTGATAATCAAATTCAAAAAAATACAGTACTAAATGTTCATGATATAGTACCGCAGAAGCAAAAATTATGTACTATTAATAATCATATTACTTCAACGGACAGTCATTTATATTTAAGTAAACGTGGTTGGGTTTCAGTAAATCCAGAAAAATCTAAAGAAATTTATAGTGATTATAATTTAGACATCAGCGAAATGCAAATTGGTGATGAACTTTATACTATGGGACTAGACGACGGTAAAGGTGGTACTTTTGATACGATAGTTGTAGATTCAATTGAAACTAATGACGAAGATGTAAAGGTTTATAATTTTACTGTAGATAATACTAGTAGTTACATTGCAAATAATTTTGTTGTCCACAATAAATCATTAAAAGAACCAGATCCAGAACCATCGGGGCCTTCTGTAGTGCAGGTAGATGGACCATTTGACCCCGATGATTTTGCGGGTGGGGATTCTTCTCCATCATCGTCGTCTGTTATTGACGATGGACCTTTAGGTAACCGTAACGATAGCATAGTTGATGAAATGGTAGTCGGCGCTGTGGCTGGTGCGCTCATTGCTGGAACAGCTGCAGCTGCGACGGGTGCGGGGATAGGGGCAGCTATAGGTGCAGTGTTGGCGTGTTGCTTTATCATGTTAGAGGCACGTTATGGTGACGGCACAATGGATAAAGTTGTAAGACGATATCGCGATGAAAAAATGACAGATAGGAATAGACGTGGTTATTATAAAGTAGCAGAAGTACTAGTACCTATGATGCGCAAATCTAAATTTGCTAAGTGGTTGGTAACAAAAACTTTTGCAGATCCACTTGTATGTTATGGTAAATGGTATTATGGTGAAAATAAATATGGTTGGATATTTAAACCTGTTGAAAAATTCTGGATGTGGGTATTTGAAACTGTAGGTGGCGAAGTAGAATTCATCAGAGCAAATGGTGAAGTAGTTTAATAGGAAAAGATAATGGTTCAAACATTAGATCTAACTCAAATAATTAACCCTTTAGCACAAACTATTAGGGTTACTGAACCTGGTGGTGTTACAATCACTGGAATAGGATTATTTTTCTATTCTAAGCCTCCATCAGATTCACCTAATTTGCCAGTGACTTTAGAGGTAAGACCAGTAACAGAGGGTGGTCTACCCTCTAGTTACAATCGTTATCCAGGTACTATTTCAACTAAAGCTCGTGCTGACATTACAGCTCAAACGGAATTTGATGCTGCAACAGGTGAAACTAAATTTGATTTTGAAGTTCCATTATATGTGCCAGAAAACACTGAAATTGCTTTAGTAGTTCATACAAATGCAGCTGCAGGTGAATATCAAATTTGGGCTGGTGATTTGGGTGAATTTGAATATGGTACCACTGAAAAACGTATCACCAAACAACCTTATGTCGGCTCATTCTTTGCTTCTTCAAACGGTACAACTTGGTCTGCATTACAAACTAGAGATATTGCCTTTAAAGTTTATAAAGCTAAATTTAGAACAATTAATAATGACGCAGTGTTTTTCGCTGATGTTCCGCCACCAGAACAACTGAGTTATAGTTCGGCATTGAAAAATCCATTATTCTTTACAGCAGGCGATAGCGATGTAAAGGTAATTCATGGTGCCCATGGATTGCAAAATGGGGATACCATAAAATTAACTGGTCTAGATTCTGCAACAGAATATGGCGGGGTTTTCGGCCGTAGTTTATTGGGCAAAAGAACAATTAAAAATGTAGATCCGTTTGGTTATACAATCACAGCAGATTCTGCAGCTGATTCTGATGTTAGAAGTGGTGGTAATGATATTTTCGCAACTGGACAAATGCCTTTTGACAGATTTAAATTAATATCACCAGCTGAAATACCAGAAAATTCTGAAATTATTGCAGAACTTGATTATCGTACACATAAACAATTTGGCAATAATGCTACTAAATATACTTCTGGCCCTAAATCTTCGTTTGTTATTAATGAGTGGCAGGACCCAACTCAAACTGGTGTTATAATGAATGAATTCCAGGAGTCAGATTATTCTGTTACAGAAGGAAGTTTAAAAGCTACAATTAATTTAAAAACAGAAAATCAAAATGTAGCTCCTTATGTTAACGCAAATTTGATGCAGTTTTATGCTCTTCACAACTTAATTGATAACTCGCAGCCAGCCAGTGCATTTGCTGGAGCAGACGGGTATGATTCTAATGGAGCTGATGGTTATAACATGGTTCATACTATTCCGTTTATAGCTGAAACTGAATCAGGTTTAGGATCTGCAACAGCACGCCATGTTACTAAAGTGATTTCGTTGAGTGCAAAAGCTACATCAATTAAAGCATTTATTGACTGCCTGAGACCAGTCGGTTCTGGTTTTGAAATGTATTATAGAACAGCTAATAGTAGTGAAATAGATTTACCAATCGGCGCTAGAAATTGGGTTAAATTCAGCACAAACAATTCTACAGCAAATAGGTCAAACTATGAAGATTTGGGTGCATTAGGAAGAAATGACTATAGAGAATACTACTTCTCTCAGTTTGATTTGCCCGACTTTGATTTAGTTCAACTAAAAATAACAATGTACAGTGAAAATACTCAAAAAGTCCCACTGTTCAAAAACTTAAGAGTATTGTCGACAATTTAATATGAATAAAAATTTAATTAAAGTAAAAAGCCATGAAGATTTGAGAAAGGATCCATACTCTGGAGCCATAATTGACATAAATATTGATAAGATCGAAGCTGATAGAAAAAAATTAAAAAAACAAAAGCAACAAATTGAAGAGATTAATCAATTAAAAAGTGATGTTTCTGATATTAAATCAATGTTGCAACAACTGTTAGAGAAGAATTAGCATGACTAAGATACCTAAAATAAACTTATCATCTCCTGTAAGTTCTTATCGAGTTAACTTCAATAGGCTCTTAGATTCTGTTGGTGATCTTGAGTTATTGAATACGGACTCAAGCACAACTATTGTTGCGGCTATTAATAGTGTTGATAGTAATCAGGGAACAAGATTATCACTTACCACATCAGATAAAACAAATTTAGTTTCAGCAATTAATGAATTAGATGCTGAACTTGGTACTATTACATCAGGAGCAATGGGTACGACAGCAAGTACTGTTTCAACAGCCATTGCAGAACTTGATGGTAGATTAGACTCTATTAATAATACTCAATTAAATACACAAGATCTGTATGTTCAAGGAAATGCTCAGATCGATGGTACACTGACCGTTGATGGTGTTGTTAACTTCAAAGCTGGTTCAGCTGGATCAGTTACACTTGGTGATACTAATACAGACAATGTTGTATTTAACGCTGATGTTAATTCACATATTATTCCAAATACAGATAACACTTATGACCTAGGTAGTTCTGGTCAAGAGTGGAGAAACCTATATGTAGACGGTACAGCAAATATTGATAATCTAGCTGCTGATGCTGCTACAGTAATTGGCGATCTAGATGTTCAAGGTGTCACCACTTTGGATTCTGCTACTGTTGATGGTCCTTTGAGCGTAACTGGTGCATTAGATGTTACAGGAGCTTTAACATCTTCATCGAAAGCATTTACTGTTACATCAACTAAAAATCCAAGTGGTACTGATGTAAATCTTGGTGATACATTCTCTGTTGATTTAATGGACTCTGATTTAATTCAGTCTATGATCGATAGCAACTTTGGTGATTCTAGTTCAGTTTCAAGTATACCTAATAAATTCATTGCAAATAGCAAACTAGCTAATAACTTTATTGTAATTAATGGCGTTCAATTTGATTTAGGTGATGATAGAAGCATTGACGTTTTTGACTCTGGTAGTACTATTCCACTCATTAAATCTGTTATGAAATCGGTAGAGTCTACTGGTATTGCTTATGACTCTGCAAGAGGTGAGTTTAGCCTTGCATCTATTCCTAATTCTA